GCTTTGATAAATATATTGCAGTACTATATAGGGTGGTAAAAATTGTCTGAAGATGAAAATATTATTAAATTTATAGCAGCCTTACCACCAATCCAATCAGCAATTCAAATTTCTGGCATGGGTGATGGTGCAATATTAAAATTAGAAATTCCCCAAAGTGAAATAGCAGCAATCTTAAAATTAAATCAGCTTGCGGGTGAAATATTCGAAGTTGTGATTATTCCCTTAGACAAAAAAGTTATTAATAAATCTAAAGTTAAATATAAAAAATGAGTAATTTCAAACCTACAAAATTAAAACTTTTAGAAGGTAACCCTGGATGCCGTCCTTTAAATAAAAATGAACCAAAACCAAACCCCATAATTCCTGAATGTCCAATCTGGTTAGAGCCCGATGCTAAAAAAGAATGGAAGCGTATAACTCCCGAGCTTGAGCGTTTAGGACTTTTGACTTTAGTTGATATGTCTGCTTTGGCAGGATATTGTCAGGCATATTCGAGATGGAAAGAAGCAGAGGAATATATAACTGAACATGGTATGTCTTTTGAAACTGCGAACGGTTGTTTAATGGCTGTGCCTGAAGTTTCAGCAGCTCAAAAATATTTAAAGTTATGCCAATCATTTATGATTCAGTTCGGTTTAACACCTGCTGCCCGTGGACGTATGATTGTTGCTAATAAAGAAAAAGAAGATCCGCTTGAAGAATTACTAAGGAATAGTTAAGTGTACGACAAAACAAGGGCAGACCGAGCAGTAAATTTTATACAAAGTTTAAAACACATCGAAGGTGTTTGGGCAGGAGTTAAGTTTAATTTGATGCCCTGGCAGGAAAAGATTATACGGGATATATTCGGCACATTAAACAAAGACGGCACTCGCCAGTATAGAACAGCTTATATTGAAATCCCACGGAAGAATGGCAAAACCGAACTTGGTTCAGCAATAGCTCTGTATCTGTTATTTGCTGACAGTGAGATGGGTTCAGAAATTTACTCGGCAGCAGGTGACAGGCAGCAGGCTTCACAGGTTTATAAAGTTGCGGCCCCGATGGTAAGACAGGCCGAAGCTCTGGCAAGCCGAAGCAAAATTATAGATAGTCAGAAGCGTATTGTCTATTACAAAAATAATAGTTTTTATCAGGTCATATCGGCAGAGTCAAAAACCAAACATGGATTTAATGCTCACGGGATTATATTTGACGAACTTCACATACAACCTAACCGTGACCTGTGGGACGTACTTACAACTTCGGGCGGTACACGGACGCAGCCTTTAGTATTTGCAATTACTACTGCTGGATTTGACAGAAATTCGATTTGTTGGGAACAGCACGATTATGCTTTAAAGATTTTAAACGGGATTATTAAAGATGATACTTTTTATCCTGTAGTATTTGGTGCAGATGAGAACGACGACTGGGAAGATGAGAAAGTCTGGTATAAGGTAAATCCTGCCCTGGGTGTTTTTAGGTCACTTGAAGAAATGCGGGCTTTATATAACAAAGCAAAGGAAACTCCAGCTCTGCAAAATACTTTCAGAAGGCTTTACTTAAATCAATGGACAACTCAAGAGACGAGAGCCATTGAAATGGATAAGTGGGATGGGACGGCGGGCATTGTTATACCTGAGGATCTAAAAGGTAAAACATGCTATGGCGGTCTTGACCTTGCTACATCAATTGACCTTGCGTCTTTTTCGCTTGTTTTTCCTGTCGGAGACTATGTCCACGTAATACCGAAGTTTTTTATACCTGAGGACACAATGAGGGAAAAGGAGAAGAAAGACCGAGTCCCTTATAGTCTTTGGGTAAAACAGGGATTTGTTTATGCAACTCCAGGTAATGTAATTGATTTTAAATTTATCAGGCAAAAAATTGAAGAGTTTGCCGATTACTTCGATATTGCAGAAATTGGATATGACCCCTGGAACTCGTCAATGTTAGTGCAGTCCCTAGTTGAGCAAGGTATGAAGATGATGCCTGTTCGACAAGGATTTGCTTCACTTTCGAGCCCGACTAAAGAATTTATGACCTTGATTGTATCAAAGAAGCTTATACACGGTGGAAATCCAGTTTTGAGGTGGCAGGCGGATAACTTGCAAGCCGAGCAGGATGCCGCAGGTAATATTAAACCGTCTAAAGCTAAAAGTATGCAGCGCATTGACGGGATAGTGGCAACGATAATGGGAATTGAGCGATTGATGAGAAACGCACAGGGTGAATCAGTTTATAAAGAACGAGGTTTAATTTATTTATAAAAACATGGGGAGTGCCAACTCACTCCCCGAACCTTAGTTGGGAGGTTAAAATGGAAAGTAAAGTTTGTGGTAAATGTAAGGTAGAAAAACCTGTTAAAGAATTTGGTAAAGATAAACAGACAAAAAGCGGATTGAATTGTCGGTGTAAGAAATGCAATGCAGAATACCAGAGGATATATTGGATAAAGAATCCTGGGAAACATAAGGAATCTGATAGGATATATCGTATAAAGAATCCTGAGAAATTAAAGGAACGAGTTAGGCAATATCTTATAAAGAATCCTGAGAAAAGAAAGAAATATAATAGGCGTAGTAATAAGCATCGGCGATTAAACCCAGTCTGTAGATTAAATGAAGCAATCAGTAAAGGGATTGGGCAATCATTAAAATTGGGTAAGGGGGGTAGACACTGGGAATTATTACTCCCTTATACCTTACAAGAATTTATATTATACTTTGAATCACTTTTTACACATGGAATGACATGGGAAAATTATGGTAAAAAAGGTTGGGAAATACACCATATCCTACCGAAAAGTTGGTGGAAATTTGAATCTTATAATGACAGGGAATTTAAACAATGCTGGGCTTTATGTAATTTACAACCTTTATGGTCTAAAGATAATGCCATTAAAGGTAATAGAGTAAAGTATCTATAGCAATTTGATTTATAACACTTTAGAGAAAGTGTCTATTATGGCAAAAACATTTATACAAAGATTTCGAGAGAGTCGAAGTTTATTTCAGGAAGCTATAAATGCCTTCCTTCGTGGCGATGATTATAATTTTGATAGTTTCGGTTCATCCACTAAGTCAGGTGAGTATGTTACTGAGAGGTCAGCATTAAAATCAACAGTAGTGCAGGCGGCGGTTAGAGTTATTGGAGATACGATAGCATCTCTACCGATTATTACCTATAAGCGGCTTGAAAAAGGCAAAGAGAGGGCAACCGATAATCCAATATATAAATTATTGCATGATAGACCTAATCCTTACATGATACCTTTCATATTTAAACAAACCATGCAATATCACCTGCTTTTATGGGGAAATTGTTATGCTGAGATAGAATTCAAGTCAGGAGTGCCAGTAAATTTATGGCCGCTTATGCCCGACCGTGTGGAACATTTAAAAACGCAAAAAGGCGAACCATTTTTTAAGATAAGACTTCCAGATGGCACAAGTCAAGCACTTGCTTTTTATCAGGTGTTTCATATTCCGGGACTTGGTTTCGACGGTACTAAGGGTTATTCACCGCTGTATATGGCAAGGGAAGCTATAGGACTTTCAATAGCTTTACAGGATTTTGGCTCAACGTTCTTTCTTAATGGTGCAAATATAGGTGGAGTTATAGAGCATCCCGGCAAGATTGGTGATGTTGCTTTAGATAACCTGAAGAAATCAATTAAGGAGCAATACGAGGGAATATCCAATGCCCATAGGGTAATGTTACTTGAAGAAGGCATGAAATATTCCAAAACCTCGATGCCGTTAAATGATGCACAGTTCATTGAAGCCCGCAAGTTCCAGATTTCAGAAATTGCCCGTATATTTGGACTCCCGCCGCACATGGTATATGATTTAGACCGTAGTACATTTACAAACATCGAACATCAGGGTATTGAGTTTGTAGTCTATAGTTTACGTTCATGGCTCGTACGTTGGGAACAGACTATAAATTGGAAGTTGCTTTATAATGACCCTAAATATTTTGTTGAATTCTTGGTTGATGGATTACTCAGGGGTGATATAGCTTCAAGGTATGCTGCTTATGCAATAGGCCGCACATGGGGCTGGTTATCGGCTAATGACGTTAGAGAATTTGAAAATATGAATCCTATTGAAGGTGGAGATATCTATTTGTCACCATTAAACATGATTAACGCAAAAGATTTAACAGAAGAGGCTCAAAAAGTCATCGATTCTAAACCTAATCCTTCTATTCCAGAAGATATAACACAGGCAAGTTTAATTAAAGCCTATAAAGAAGAGAGGAATAAGAAATCTGCGGCAAGCCGATTAAAACTTAGGGGACTTTACAAGGGTTTATTTGCTGATACTGCGACACGAATAATTAAGCGTGAGCGAATTTATGTAATGCGTGAAGCTAAAAAGGCCTTCGGTAAGCGTGATCATCAGATGTTTAATGACTTCCTGACTAAGTTTTATGACGAGCAAATCATTTATACATCAAAACAACTGCGCCCTTTAGTGGCAAGTTATAGTCAGGCGGTTTCTGAGATAGTTAAAGATGAAGTAAATTTCAAAGATGACCTAACTATAAAGCTTGATGAGTTTATAAACAAATATTCAACTGATGAAGCGACAGGATACTCAGCAGAGCATAGAAAAGATATCAGGAATCTGGTTACTAAGTCAATTGAAAATCAGACTGACCCGATTGAAGATTTAAATAGCCAATTTGATGACTGGGAAGAGAAAAAGCCTGAATCTATGTCAAATAAGGAAGTTGTCAAAGTTTCTGGAGCTGTGGCGGTTTTAACATACGCTTCGGCAGGAATTACTTATCTTATATGGAATGCTTCCCCGAATGCCTGCCCGATTTGCAGTGATTTAGACGGTACTATTGTTGGTATAGAACAGAAATTTGCTGAAGGTATCACGCATGAACCTTTGCATAATGGATGTGAATGTACGGTCGGGCCTGCTTAGAAATAATAAAATTTAATATAACTTAGCCGCTCAATTTGGGCGGTTTTTTATTGGAAGGAGTTAATTATGCCAATGCCAAAGCCAAAAGATTCGGAGAGTAAAAAAGATTTTCTCGATAGATGTATGGGGAATCCAACAATGGTTGAAGATTATCCTGATAATGACCAGCGTTATGCAATCTGCAATAGTCTATGGGATAAAAAAGAGAGTAAATCCAATAATGGTATAGAAATAAGAACTTTTCCAGCAGAAATAAGGGCTGATAGTAGTAATAAGAAAATAAACGGAGTGGCTTCAGTATTTAACGTCTTAAGC